TTGTTAATCGTCTTGCCGGTGAAGGTCCATATCAGGGACTATCTCAGATTGAGAGAAACAGAATCCTTGCTTCACGTATCCACAATGAAAGCATCCGCAGAACTGTTGATATGTTCGAAGTACTTGCCGCTCAGTCTGTATTGACTGGTAAAATGGATGCCATTATCGGTACTTCAAACACTGATCTTCAGTATGATTTCAAGCGAAACTCAACACATACAATCACTGTTGGTACTGACTGGTCAACTGTTACTGCTCCTGCAATTGCAGACATTGATGGTGCTTGTGATAAAGTCCGGGCAAACGGTCGAGTGCTTCCAGATTTCGCGATCATGGGTACTACTGCCCTTGACGGTTTCTTGAAAAACACGGATGTAAAAGATAAAGCGGATAACCGAAGATTTGAACTGATCGAAGTTACCACTAATAATCCTGTACCTCCTAAGTATCAATACTTAGTTGATAACGGCTTTATTCCACGCGGTCGGCTCAGAACTGTTAAGGGTTATACTCTCTGGCTGTTCACCTATCTTGACTATTACGAAAACTCAAGCGGAACTCTTGTAGAGCTTATGCCACTTACAAAAGTATTGATCGGTTCTACTGCATCTCGGTTTGATCGTTACTTTGGGCCTAATGAGGCACTGCCTCAAATACCTGCTCGCGATCAAATGTATCAGCAAATGTTTGGATTCAATCCTTCAGCTCCTCCAATGCCTGCCCGTGCAAGCTCCGGAGTTGTTCGGCCTGAAATGTTCTATTGCGATGCTTACTACTCACCAGACTGGAAGCGTGTTACAATCAGAACTCAATCAGCTCCTATCTTTGCTACTACTCACACTGATTCTGTTGCTGTACTTGAAACTAGTCTGTCATAAGGGGTAGACTATGAGTAATTATAAATTTGTTGCTCCCGGCATTCTTGCCGGGGGTGGTAAAATTGTTAATAGTGGCGATCTCATTCCAGATGGTATGATTTCTGAAGAGTCTATCGGCCTTATGCTGAAAAGCGGAAAAGTGATAGACGTATCAATCGAAATCAAAGCCCGTGAAATTGCCGAAGCAAAAGCTAAGGAAGAAGCCGAAGAAAAAGCTAATGAAGAGGCCGAAGCAAAAGCTAATGAAGAGGCCGACAAAAAAAGCAAAGAATCCGGAAATAAAAATGCCGGACCGAAGGGCAAATAAATGAAGCCCGGAAAAACTATTTATTTCGGTGGTAGAAAGTTCAATCCTGGACAGCAACTACCTGAAGAAATAGCAAAGCTACTCGGTGGTAAAAATAAGCCGATTGGCAGTGTAAAAAAAGAAAAAGAGACGGAAGAAAAGCCGTCAAAATAGAAAATGGGTTTAAGGTCTCTATCTCGTAGTGATTCAAGAGTTCTTAACAATAAGGACTGGGGAATGCTTATAGAGCTAACGGCACCAGATGGAACGGTTTATAATACTGACTCTATTACTGGTGATCCGCTTGTGTCTATGATGACCTTAAATGATGCCGTAAGGCTAGATCCTGATACCGGTGAGACTATCGTAGTTGGTGAGCCGATAATATCGATTCATCGCGATAGTCTTGTCAGGGTTCCAGCTCCCGGTGAGAAATGGTTTATTAAATTGCAACTTAACCCGGACTCTGATACAATGACTTCATTTATGTTGTCACCTACTCGCGCTCCTGAAGGTGGAGCGTCACTTGGTTTTATCAGGTTGTATTTGCAAAAGGTTAAGCAGGTGCCTGCATCATGATGTTTTTTAGACAGGTAGCACAAAGTTTAACTACTATACTTGGTGCTGCTGAGTCAGGACGCTATCAAACAGTAGGTTTTCAAAGACAATCAAAGTCTGCTGAAGAAATGGACGGAGTTAAGCGGTTCGTTCAGGTTTATTATCAGTCGTCTTCATACCCAAAAGAGGGCGGGCGACTTAATGGTCCGACTCAAAACGATATGACAATTCAGGTACTTCTTACGGTATCTGAACAGGCTACAGCTGATCTTTCTGTTTTGGAAGATCCTGAATCGTCTCCCGCTGCTGTTGCATCTGCATTATCAGCAAGCCAGGAAGCAAGCTATAATGCTAATGAGTCAATTAATGAATTAGCTGAAATAGTTTATCAGATTTTAATGGATGCTGATAATCTCGAATTAGGTTTGTCGATAGGAGAAGTATCTAATAGGTGGGTAGAGTCATTCAATAAGGATGAGCCACTTAGTAAAGGCCAGTATGTTGTAATTACTGGATCATATACGCTAACCTGTCGAGTTGCTGAAAGTATCGAAGGCGATAATTCAGCAGATGAAGAGACTAAGATATTTGATACTACAACAAAAATAACAAACGATATAGATAATCAAACTGAAGACACTACCGAAAAAACCGGAGTGCAGGTAAATTAAAGGAGACCTGAAATGGCTTTAAGTAACACATCATTAGCTGCGGCTGTTGGTAGCGGAGTAAAAAACGTTCAATTTGTTTCATCCGCATCAGTCGTACCTCGAAAGATTTTAATCATTGGTACAAAAGATCCATCAAAAACCGGACTCGCTGTAAACACTCCGCGTCAAGTATTCAGTGCTGCTGAAGTTGGAAGTCTTTCCGGATTTGGTTTTATGCTTCACAGAATGGCCATTAAGGCGTTTAAGGGTAGCCAAGGTGTAGAGACCTGGATAGTTCCACAGGCTGAAGCAGGCGGAGCCGCTGCATCTACCGGGGATATTGATTTCACAGGATCTACTGGCGTTCTTGCTGGCACTATTTATTTATACATTGCCGGTGATTTGGTAAGTATAAACATTGCTGATTCAACATCTGCCGATGACATAGCAACTGCGGTTGCAGCTGCTGTCAATGCTAATTCTGATCTGCCTGTCACTGCCGCTGTAAACGGAGTCACTACTGCTCAGGTAGATTTTACAGCAAAAAGCAAAGGGCCATGGGGAGATAAAATTAGTATAGCACTCAATCTTGACGTTAATCAAGAATTGCCATCTGGTGTAGCTGCAGCAATTACTGCAATGAGTAGCGGATCGGGTACACCTGATATTGATGATGCACTTAATTCACTTGGTACAGGCGATGCACAAAACGAAAAATATTTCACTGATGTAGTTCATGGATACCTTCAGGATTCGAGTACGCTTAGTAAAATATCAGCTTATAACGGAGTTGGAGACGGATACACCGGAAACTACTCGAAAACAGTAGCCCGTCCATTCCGTGCATTGACCGGTGATGTTGATCCAGGAACTGCCGCGCTTACTGCAATGATTGTTATTACTGATGCGAAAAAAACAGACCGTACAAACGGAATTATTGCGGTTCCTGATAGCCCTTCGCATCCGTCTGAAGTTGCAGCTCGTGCAATTGGCGCAATGGCTCGCATAAATAACAACAGGGCTGAAGAGTCATACATCGGTGAAGAAATGGGCGACATATGGCCGGGCACTGATAAAGCAGACAGGTGGTCTGATGATTATGATAATCGTGATACCGCCGTTAAGTCTGGTGTTAGTCCGACACTCATTAAAAACGGTGTTGTTGTTCTTCAAAATGTTGTATCTTTTTATCGGCCTGATGACGTTCCCGTTGAGTCTAACGGGTATCGAAGTATGAGAAACATCTCTATTATTCAAAACATTCTTGATAATGTTCGCGCTAATTTTGAGCAGGAAAAATGGGAAGGGATTTCCATTGTTGCTGATACTGCTAAGGTTACAAACAGCGCAAGCCGTCAAAAGGCGCGTGACGTAAACAGCGTTATCGATGATCTTGTCAAGCTTGCAACTGACTTTGAAGGCAATGCATGGCTGTATTCTGCATCGTTTACAATTGATGCCTTGAAGCAGGCCGGAGCTGTTGTTATTCGTGACGGCGGAACTGGTTTCAACAACACATTAAAAGTGGTGCTATCCGGTGAGGGTGGCATACTTGATAACGTAACTGAGTTTGATACATCTCTTGATGTATTCTTAAATTAAGGAGTAAGCAATGGCAAAAGATATTTCCGGTAGTTTAAGAAAAGTCACCCTTGACGGGGTGACTTATAATGTTGCTGCTGATGTTAGCGTCACTGAAGTTGGAAGTAAGTTTGAAAATTCAAACGTTCCGCACTCCGGTGGTAATATGCGCAAAATGGTTAAGCGATCAGAAAACCGCGAGGGAATAGATCTGCTTGCAAACAGTGCAGAAAAAGAACAGCTTAAATCACTTGCTGACCAGTTGGATGATTTTCCAATGTCATATGAAACGGCTGCCGGTGACGTTTACCGCACAACCGGAAGAATTGAGTTTGAAAGCAGAACAACCGATGAAAACCGTGCAACTATTCAAATGCTACCTGCTGATGAATGGACATTGTTTGAGGGTTAATCTATGTCAAAAAATGTAATTAGCAGGGAATCAGCTGAAGAGCAAATTGATGTTCTTTTAGAATATTATGATCTTGATGATGATGATATCGGAAATGCGGAAAAAGAATCCGGCCTTGATATGACAAAACATAAACTTATTAAACACATCATGAAAGGCAGACTTGAGATATCTGAGTCTGAAGATGGACTATCAGTAATTCAACACTTGCGATCCGGCAAAGAAGACATGACGTATCAAGAAATATGCGGACGGCATAAGATACAAATGAAAAACAATAGTCAAGATGACTGGTTCGGTAAAATGTACTCGCTTGTGGGTTCCATGACCGGAGTAGGATCAAAAGCTATTGAAAATCTCAAAGGCGTTGATATGTCTGTTTGTGAGTGCCTGGGGGCTATTTTTTTGAACGTGTAAGTGCTATCGATCAATGGATCGGTAGCATGTTTTATAATAAACAGCCAATAAGTGAAATAAGCAATGCCACGTTTCGCGAATTGAAATACTTCCACAAGTGGCATGAGTTGATACAGCGTGAATACGCAAAGGAAAAGTGATGCCTGGGTATGCAGTACAGACAGCATTTACAGCTAAAGACGGTGTATCTTCTGCGTTTAAGCGAATGGGTAGGAATGCCGATAGATTCGGTAATAGATCGTCAAAAGCATTTAAAAAAGCTCAGAAGTCTGCTACTGGATTTGGTAGTGTGATGAAAGGTATGCTTGCATCTCAGGCAGTCACAAAAAGCCTTGACCTTGCTAAGCGCGCTGTATTGGGATTTGTTAATTCTGCATCAAAAATTGAAGACTCAGTAGCTGCATTCACTCCGATAATGAAGTCTACAGAAAGAGCATCTGAACTGGTTGCAAGATTAAATAAAGAAGCTGCAACTACCCCATTTCAGTTTGAAAATATCGCAGGCGTAGCAAAGCAACTACTCCCTGTACTTGGTGACGATATAGAAGGCGTAGCAAAAACATTCCGTATGCTCGGTGATTCTGCCGGTGGTAATGCTCAAAAATTAGAATCTATTACTCGTGGTTATACTAAGGCGCTACTTAAAGGTAGACCGGACATGGAAGCCTTAAACATGATAGGTGAAGCCGGAGTGCCAATTTTAAAAGAACTTGCTAAGACTATGGGAATAACAACCAAAGAAGTTTTTAAAATGAGTTCTCAAGGCAAGCTTACAAATGAAGCACTAACAAAAACATTTAGAAATATGACATCAGAGGGCGGATTGTTTTTTAAAGGCATGGAAATTGCATCAAAGACTTTTTCAGGTAAGATGTCTACTTTAAAAGACAATATAACGCTTGCAGCCGGAAAGCTTGGAATGAAGCTATTCCCGGCAATGAAGAAAGTAGTTGATAAAATGATTACTCTTATTCAGTCTATAGACATGGATGCTATCGCAAAAAGAATAGATCCAATAATTACAAAAATGACTGAGCTTGTTGATGCTGTTGATATTGGCGCGCTTGTAAATGGATTCATAGACTCTGCAAACAGAATAAAACGATTTTTTCAGCCGTTATTATTGCCAATATTCAACCACATAAAAGATTTTATGTCTTTCCTTGGTGAAGCGTTTGGAACAGTAAGGGACGTTTTGACCGGAGTAATCAGCAAGTTTAATAGCATGGAGAACTTAAAATCATTGTTTGGTAGCATATCTGACATACTTGGCGTTGCCATTGATGTGTTTAAAGAAATGTTTAAAATCATGATTGACATGGGATTTTTTAAGATTATTGGTGCCGGTTTTAAGCTTATGGCTACAGTTGCGAAACTTGCAGCAACGGCACTACAAGCATTGTGGAAAATTGCAAAACCTATTATACATGGTCTTATGTTTTTACTTAGACCACTGTTTAAACTGATTACCGGGACTGTAGAAAAAATAATTGCATTGCAAACAGGAATAGCAGGAATAGCAAACTCCGCTATCGGTGGTGTTTTTGGAATAGACAAAAAAGAAGATAATCAAGAAATCAGACAATCACCACGACAGGCACCGAATGCAACAGAGGCAAGTACTGCATCTCAGAGAGGTGTAACAAACACACTTGATATAAACCTTGCTGATAGTCTTACTGGGATGATGACAGGTAGTAAAGCTCCAGGCCTAAATTTCAACATGGCAGGGGCTAACTAATGTCATGGAAAGACAGAGTACGAAGTACTATAGAGTTTGAATCTCCTGACGGTGATAAGCACTCCGCAAAGTGGATAGGTAGCAACAGGACTAAGCAAAAAAAACTAGGTGTTTTTTCATACCCAAAAGTAAACAAAGACGTAGTGCAGGATTTGGATATATCGTCTACTCGGTATCCAATGACTATTTATTTCGATGGTGCAGATCATGATACTAGTGCACAGGCATTTTATGATTCATGCGATCAGAATGGAACATGGATAGTTACACATCCGATATATGGGAACTTAGGTCTTCAGCTTGTAAGCATAACCGAAAAAGCTCAGCCGGTAACATCTGCAAATATAACCGAAGTAGATCTTGAGTTCATAGAGCCAATCACTGATGATGTAGTTCCGACAGTTGAAGAATTGGCAGGTGAAATAAATGCGCAAGTACAGACACTTGATG